TATCCCATCAAGTTTTACCTTGAATTGCTACACCACTAAGCTTATTTATTCCTATTAAAAAATACATAAAATTTTCGCTTATATCCGTACGACTAAAGATCGTATAGTTTTACGCTCTATAGAGATAAAAAATATCTTGGTTTTTGATATCGTTTGTTTATTTATACTGCGATGCCAACTGCTAAATATTTTCGCTCACATCTACGGGACCAAAGACCCCGTAGTCTTACGATCAAGGATCAAAGGTCGTTCTCTTTACGGTTCTCCGAGTAATGTGCATCAAACTCTCCACCAGGATAGCGTGACTCTAGCTTACGCACATTCTCAGCAATCACTTCGTTAGGGTCAAGGTTCAGTGCCAAGCAGAAGTTCACCCAGTAAAATATCAAGTCTCCGGCTTCTCGGTATAAATGATACCTAACATCTTCGTTCCATTCCTTACCCTGAAACTTCAGCTTTTTAACGATTTCCATTGCCTCACCTGCTTCAGCCATAGCACCCGAAACAGCAGTATCTAACCGTTCAATATCACATCCTGCTTCTTTCAGTTTAGTGAGACTGTTAATATATGCTTCAAATTCCTTACTAGGTGAAGAGGTAAGTGTATCTACAAACTTGGTGTAACTCTTTAAATCGATTTCTTTCATTTTATCCTTATTTATGGTATTTTTCTGACCAAACTACTGTATAGTTTTCCGGTGAACTACTACACGACTAAAGATCGTGTAGTTTTACGCTCTATAGAGATAAGTACCAACGATCAAAGTAAAACCCCACTCATGTAACCCAATATTAGGATCAGCATAGGATACTTGACCCATGTCATTTGATTGTTCGCTGGTTACACTAGCCACAAACTCTTTGTATTTGTTTAAATCAATTTTTTTGTCCATGTAACATCCTTAAAGTTTTGGTTTCCAAAGTTTAGCAAATTTTAACACATTTGGTGTAAATTCATTCAAGCAGGGTAGGGGAATCGCACAACTCTTTCTACCATCAAGCGTATTGTTTTCGTGCCCAAGATAGGTGTGTGGAATCAAGGCAATCTTGTCAAACTCTTTTTGATTGACGCGAATTACACACTTTTTGAAGGAATCAGATAACCATTGATTATATATTGTATTGTCCTTAAAGGCTAAATGAGCCCCTAGCATACCATGCGCCACTAATGTGGGCGTCATATAATCGGGAAACTCATCTAGCACCGCAATATACAATCGCATCAAAACGCCTTTAGAATTACAATTTCAGCATTGAACCTACCACTGGGCTTACCAACCGCTGCCCTGATATCCTTGAAGTATTTCCTCGCTACAGGCTTGCTGCCCATGATCTCCTTAATCTGCTCAGCAGGACGGCGAAGCGTCTTCATTTCGCTCTTCACCGTGTCAAATCCCAGCAGTGTATTACCTTTTACGGAGAAGGTCTTGGCAAGATCATCAGCCAAGTAGTGATACAGTTTTCGTTTGGCAGTATCGTACACCCAGGCTTCGCTGGCAGTAAGTAGCTGTTTGGGATGAATACTAACCAAACTTAGCTTGGTCTCAGTATCCTTGAATTCCTTCATAAACTTGAGTTTAGCCACAACCTTCTCAGGCGGAACAGCCTTGCGCTTACGCGGCGCCTTGGTAGCTTTTTTGTTGCTGACATAGCTGCCAATACTTGCCAGCATAGCCTCAACAAACTTGATAGTATTCTTGACCTGAGTCTTTGTCAGATGACCATAAGCTTGAGCCAGTTGCGGGTCTGTGCCCTCCAATACTTCCTCATACTCCGCAAGCTTCCGCTTCCAAGCATCAACGATGATAGGGGTGTGCTGCGGCATTACATTGTACTTGGTCAGAAAACCCACAGCGTCAGCCTGAGTGTTGGCTTTAGAGCCACTGAGGTTGAAGTCATCCATCACGCCCTCAAGCTCACCTCCTGCTTCTCGCGCCTTTTCACGCATGATTTCCTGGATATTGGGGCGAGGTGCCGCCTCATCCTTGACCCGCTTTTTCCCGCCAATCATTGATTGGACCTTGACGATAGGGGCTAGGAGGCGCGCAATTTCAGCATCTAGTTTTTGCTGCTCTTGCTCGGTAAGCACGAGGCCCCGCATAGTTAGCCGGGCCAACCACGCAAAAGTGGGAATAGCGAATTCTTCATCGCCTACGCCCGCCATTACTTTAGCCTCATCAGTTTTCTCCTTGTGTAGAAGATACTGAATCATGAGGGTTTTCGCATCCTTACGACCATAGAATCTATTGTACCAGTGAAGGGATGTAGCTAACACCCCAACTCGGACAGATTCTGCGGGCTGCGTTAAAAACTCCGGCTCTTCTCCCACCCGCAGAGTTTCTGGATCACGAGGATTTAGCGCCTTGACAGTGGCCGAATTATCGATCAATGTGGGCTTTCGGGGAGGGGAACGCCTTGTTGGCTTGCTGGGTTTCACTGCGGCTGCGCGCGGCATAGTATTCTCATATAGTGTCAGTACTCAGCATTATAGCAGAGTGGTTATTTATTGTCAAGTTTGAGCGCTCTATTTTTAATGCACCAAAACATTCTATACCTCATACCTTGACGGGTCTTGTGAAGACCATATGTCATGCGGACCTATCTGCCATCGATCAACTTTCCAAAGGGCTTGGCCTTGGGTTGATTTTTAAGCAATCTATCGGATACCAACATGTATGCAGATGACTTTGACATATAGCAATGATAACACCAAAGTATATTGTTGTCAAGTGAGCTACCAAATATTTGGGTAGATTGATTCTGTATCCCGGATGGTGAACCACGCGCCGGCGCTAAATAGATATATGCCTAAACTTAGCTTATGGAAACCCCAAAAATCATCGGACTATCGATTTTTCGATAGAACGATATCAGAAATGCTCGCGGCTGGCTCGACTGACCTCTATATTCACAAATATTTGGGCCCAGCCAATACAGGTCCATCAACCGACTTAACTCAACCTGAATACTCTTCACCAGATCCTACTCAAATACAAGATTTATTGTTTTTAGAAAATAGAGATCGTATATATGATCAAAGCATTTACAGGTTACGGGGACATTATTCGGTTCAAAATTTAGATTTTGATTTAAGCCAGTTTGGATTGTTTCTTAACAATGATGTAATTTTCGTGGTAGTACATTATAATGATATGATAGATATAATGGGACGTAAACTGATGGTGGGTGATGTGCTAGAGCTACCCCATTTATTAGATTATAATCCGTTAGATGAGAGTATCCCAGTTGCCATCAAACGGTTTTATCAAATCACTGATGCTAGTTATGCTAGCGAGGGGTTTAGTCAAACTTGGTATCCACATCTATGGCGTATCAAATGCGAACCACTAGTAAATAGCCAAGAGTTTCAAAATATATTGAATAAGCCCATCAATGAAGATAATTATTTTGGTAACTATGATCCTGAAAAAATATACCCCCCAGGTTACACAGTTCAGTATGGTGATAAAGTATACGAGACATTGCAGGAAGTGCCTGCAGGTAAATTACCCCCTGACCCAATGTATTGGAGTGAAGTACCTGAGGGTAGCACATTATCTGATATAATTTCCAGTTATAATAAAAACATAGCAATCAACGATGCTGCTTTAAAAGAGGCAGCGAGGCTCCTACCAAAATCAGGATACGACACTGGCAATCTATATGTAGTACCAACATATGATGCGAGGTCTGGTAAATTTGATCAGCCCGCACCACCAATCAATATTGTAGCAAGTCCGTTGGGGCAAAGCGCAGTTGTGGGTACGGTAGTATTGATGAAAGATCCTAAATACAAAAATGCCAGTCCCGTAATTAGAGTGTCAAAACAAGCACTGCGAAGCTTTTGGGATATGACGGCTGATATGAATAATCTATCCGATCGCATAGACACATTTGTATCTTTGAGTTTGGAAACAGATGAAATAGTCCCTCAAAAAACAGACACTGGTTCAGGTGCAATAAGTGGTGAAAAAGTTATTGTGGCACAAAGTAATGGTATTATTTTGGGACCATATGGCACATCAGATAATACCTATGCCACTGCGGATCAAGATCCCGAACAGTCTGGATTTACAGGAACAGAACCTTATGGTTCTAACACAATGAACTATCGTGCTGATTGCGACCCAAGATTTCAATTTATTGCGCGTAGCAGCCCAAGATCATTTGGATATACTACGGGTTATCTAACAGGCGATGGAGCAGCCCCTAATGGTTACCCCACAGGAGTTGGCATATCCTTCCCACAAGATCCAAAAGTGGGTGATTACTATTTGCGTATAGATTATTTTCCACAACTTTTATTCCGATGGAATGGTAATTTGTGGGTGAGAATAAGTGAAAATGTAAGGACAGGTACAGGGTTTACTGAAGGTGATGAATCTCAATTGTCGGGCTTTATAAACAACAATAATACTACTCAATTGACCGATGGTACACTTGTACCTCAGGCACAAGCATTATCGACAATATTAACCATCGCCCCCGACACGCCACCTGGGATGTGATACATTGGATTATTTGTGTTCGGCTGGTTGGGCGCTAAATACTGATCATGGAAGCGTGAACTACTACTGGAAAAGGGAATGGCAAATTACCACTATGACGCACAGATAAGAAGATTTTTGATTCAGTTTGCGAAACTATTTTCTTCTTGGTATGTAACCAAAGGCAGGGATCCCAATGGAAACCCTATATTAGTTCGTGTACCTATTATGTACGGTGATAGTAGCCGGCAGGCTGCTACTATTATAGCTAATAATAGTGCTAGTAATTTACCCTCTGCCCCACTATTGACTTACTATATTACGGGAGTAGAATACGACCAACGCAGAACCCAGGTCCCCACACTAGTTGATAAAGTTCAGATAAGACAACGCGCGTATAATTCGGAATCTCAATCATATGAGACTACTCAAGGACAAGCATTTACTGTAGAGAGGGCGATGCCAGTGCCTTATACATTGAAATTACAAGTAGATTTTTGGTCTACTAACAATCAACAAAAATTAGAATTATTCGAACAAATGGGCACATTATTCAATCCTGGGTTAGATATTCAAAGTACTGATAATTTTGTTGATTGGACTTCATTAAGTGTCGTATTTCAAGATGGACTAAATTGGAGTTCACGGAGTATACCCCAAAGTACAAGTAATCCTATAGATGTATTAACTTGGAAATTTTATATACCCATATGGATAAGCACTAGTGCCAAACTTAAAAAAATGGGAGTAATCCATAAAGTAATAGCTTCCATTCATCAAGGTACTACCTTACAAGACATTCAGGATGAAGATTTATTATTGGGAACACGGCAAAAAATATCACCCTATGGGTATAAGGCACTATTAATGAATGGTGTCCTACAATTACTCCCCAATGATGTGGCCTTTACTCCAACTAATATATCAGTAGAAGAACCCATTAACCCTAACACAGCAATATATTGGTCCTCGTTGCTAAATGTATATGGAACAATAAAGCCTGGTATCTCACAAATTTGGTTACAGAATCCCTATATGGATACTGAAATAGTGGGCACTATAACTGTTGACCCATTAGATGATAGATTTTTGATATATGATATTGACCCCGACACACTGCCCCAAAATACACTGAGTCCAGTTGATAGCATTATAAATCCTCAACTAGTAGGACCCAACGCTGGATTACCTGGACCTGTAAACGGTCGTAGGTATCTTATAGTAGAAGATATTGGTTCGCCTAATAATACGACTACTGCTTGGGGGAATTTAATAGCCAAATCCAACGATATTATAGAATATAGCACCAATATGGGTGCTTGGTTTATTTCGTTTGATAACGCCACCTCAGATAATGTTGAATATGTGACTAACCTTAAGACTAACATTCAGTACCGTTATGTCGATGACATATGGATGAAATCAGTTGACGGCTGGTATGATGAAGGATCATACTCAATTGTGATTTAAACTACTACACTAACGATTAATTTATTTCTATAGAGCGTAAAACTACACGATCTTTAGTCGTACAGATATAAGCGAAAATTTTATGTATTTTTAGTAGGGATAAATAAAGCTTAGTGGTGTAGCAATTCAAGGT